AAAAGGGAGGATAGGGGCGCTTGACATATTATAAATAATTATTATATAATATGTTAGAGGCGCCTTATAGGGCCTCATTAGAAACTTTGCTTACAAAGGAGGTTAATATGACTAATAAAGCACTTTCTATTTTTAATCAATTAAGACCACTATCAGTAGGATTTGACGATATGTTCGATCATTTCGAATCTATGTTTGATGTACCTACGGTTAGTTATCCACCATACAATCTAGTTAAGACAGGTGATCACAAATTTGATATTGAGATCGCTCTTGCAGGTTTCAATAAAAAAGATATTGAGATTACTAGTGAGAACAATACATTGACTATCGAGTCAAAAGTAAAGTCTGTTGTTAATGATTCAGTTGGTGCTGACGCTGACAAAGATAGCCAGATGATACATAAAGGTATCTCAAAAAGATACTTTAAAAGATCATTTACAATCGCTGATGATGTAGAGATCAAAGGCGCTGAGTTAAAAGACGGTCTATTGAAAGTGTCTATGGAGAAGATTATTCCAGACGCTAAAAAACTAAAGACAATTGATATTAAGTAATCAATTAAATAGAAAGGCGGGACTATTGACATCCCGCCTTTTTTATTATATAATTATTTTATTAACTATGAGGAGAATATAATATGAAGTTAAGTGAAAATACAATCTCTATATTGAGAAATTTTTCCGACATTAATCAGAACATTCTGTTTAAACCAGGAAAAACACTTGCCACAATGTCAACAATGAAAAACATTATGGCAAAAGCAAAAATAGATGAAGAGTTTGAACAAGAGTTTGGTATCTATGATTTACCAGAGTTCTTACGATCATTTGAAAAGTTCCTAAAACCTAAATTAAATTTCAACGGCACAGCGAATTTAAAAATTACAGATGAGGCATCATCTTTAAAAACTAGATATCCATTTGCTGAGAAATCAACATTAGTAGCACCATCAAAAGAAATATCAATGCCTGATAAGACGGTTACTTTTAACCTGAAACAAGCAGACTTTGATATGATTAAAGGTCAGTTTGCTACATTATCTTTACCTGATATTGCGATCAGAGGTAAAGGTGGTAAAGTTGAGATAGTTGCATTAGATAAAAAAAATAGTAATGCACCTGAGTCTTCTTTACCTGTGGGTGAAACTGATTTAGAATTTACTGCTTACATCAAAGCAGAAAATCTAAAAGTAATACCAGGTGATTATGATGTTGCATTATCAAAAGCAAAGATTGCTCATTTCATAAACAAAAAGTTAAATATAGAATACTGGATTGCGTTAGAGACAGATTCGGAGTTCTAATATGACAGATACTAAGGTTCAGTATCTTCATAACTTAACTGAATTTAAATCTTACAACGAGATTAAGTCTAGGGTTTTACATCCTAAATTCCCTTGGTTTTATTCTCCTGTATCTACTTCAGATAAGTTTCCTTTTCTAGGCAATGAGATTGTAGATAGAGAAGGCAAGATATTATCTGAAGAAGGATTTAAACTTTGTTTAGAGTTGATGAAAGATATTACCGATAAGATGAAGGTAGACTTTATTCAACCAATTAGGATATGTGTTAACATGGCACAGGCTGGTGTTGCACCTATTACAGATTGGCATGTAGATCATCCAGATAAAGATCACAAAGTTTTATTAGTTTACTTTAATCAAACTAAAAAAGGTAATACTTTAGTTTCGACTACTAAATATGATAAAGATAAACCAGTTTTACCTGCGTTTAAATCTTATCCAGATAAGAATATTAAGAAAGGTGAAACTATTAAGCCATGTGAAGACACGGCTGTAGTGTTTGACGGAATGAGATGGCATACTGCTATACTTCCTGAACCAGGCACTAGAAGAGTCACATTAGTGGCAACATTTATATAATGAAAAGAGAGGTGAATATATTATGTCAGATTTTTTATGGGTTGAGAAATACAGACCTAGAAAAATACAAGATTGTATTTTAAGTGAAGACCTTAAAAATACATTTCAAAAATTTGTAGATAATAAAGAAATTCCTAATCTATTACTATCAGGCAGAGCAGGTACTGGTAAGACTACCGTGGCGAAAGCTTTGTGTGAAGAAATAGGTTGTGATTATCTTGTTATTAATGGTTCAGATGAAGGCCGACATATTGATACGCTAAGAAATCAAATCAAAAACTTTGCGTCTTCAGTATCATTAGAAGAGTCTACAAATCATAAAGTTGTTATACTTGACGAGGCAGATTACATGAATGCTGAGACGGTTCAACCTGCGTTAAGAAACTTTATAGAAACATTTTACAAGAATTGTAGATTTATTTTTACTTGTAATTACAAAAACAAAATACTACCTGCTTTACAAAGTCGTACTACGGTTATTGATTTTGAGATACACAATGGTCAAAAAGTCAAAACTGCTACTGCACTTTTAAAAAGACTTTGTTATCTATTAGAACAAGAACATTTAGAATATGATAAGAAAGTATTAGCAGAGTTAATTCAAAAACATTATCCAGACTTTAGAAGAACGATTAATGAATTACAAAGATATTCAGTAAGAGGTAAGATAGATACAGGTATTCTAGTATCTCTTTCAGAAATACACACAAAAGAGTTAATTAATCTATTAAAGAACAAAGAGTTTGGTAAAATGAGACAATGGGTCGTACAAAACCTAGATAAAGAACCTGCGTCTCTATTTACAAATCTATATGAGGCATTATATAAATCACTAGTGCCTAAAACAATACCTCTAGCAGTATTAATTATTGCTGATTACCAATATAAATCCGCTTTTGTGGCTGACCACGAGATAAATATTGTGGCTTGTTTAACAGAAATAATGCAAAGGTGCGAATTTAAAAAATGATAATTAGTCATAATCCGTTTGTTAGAATGATAGTAAAATTGAGAATGTGGTATGCAGATATCCGTGGTCATCATGGTAAAAGATATAATTATGAACCTGGTGATTGGTATATGGGCAGACACAATAAACGAAAAAAATGAAGAAAAAATATAATGAAGTTTATTCATTAAGTAAATATCTTAATGCAATAAACTACACCAAAGAGCCCTTAATGGAGAATAAAGAAGACCCATTTTGGGAAAAGAAATATCCTGCGTTTGTAGTCAACAGATGCTTATCTTATCACAAAGAATTGATTTATATTGTCAATGAAATGAATCAGAGAGCGAATATATCTAATAGACTACAATTTCATTTTTTAATAAATAGTATTAGAAGAATGAGACGATTTGGTAGTAAGTGGGCAACCACTAACAGATCAAAGGCATTTGATGCTATCAAAAAATATTATGGCTATAGCAACGAGAAAGCAAGAGTGGCTTTAGACATATTATCAAAAGAACAACAAGGCACTATAATTAAAAAAGTGTCAGTAGGTGGGAAAAATGAGTGAAGAAAAATTAAATTGGTCACCTGAAAATATGTTAGAGGTCACACTCAAACAACCAGATGACTTTTTAAAGATACGAGAGACCTTATCTCGTATTGGTGTAGCAAGTAGAAAAGATAAAACTCTATTTCAATCTTGCCACATTTTACATAAACAAGGTAAATATTATATTGTACACTTTAAAGAGTTGTTTGCTTTAGATGGTAAAACTGCCACTTTATCTATTAATGATATTCAGAGAAGAAATACAATTAGTGCTTTATTACAAGACTGGAGTTTATTATCAGTAGTAAGACCAGAAGAATTAGAAAACAAAGCACCTTTATCACAGATAAAAATAATTGCTTTCAAAGATAAGAAAGAATGGAACTTACAAGCAAAATATAATATTGGTAAAAAAGCAGAAGAAAAAAAAGAAGAAGTTAAATAATTAACTAGTGAGGATATATTATGATTAAGTTATATAGGCTGACAACAGGTGAAGACCTTATAGGTAAACAGCTGACAGACGCCAATGTTGATGGTGAAGAAACAAATCACATAGACTATCAATACATAGATCGACCATTTGTACTTATACCAATGAGACAAGGTACAGGACAGGCGACTATTGGTTTTCATCCGTACATACCTTATACAGAGGACAAAGTAATAAAAATTAAACAAGCAAATATAATTACAATTACTAATCCCGATGATAAGATTAAAGATGCTTATGAACAAAACACAAGCACAATTAAGTCGGCAAAACCAAAATTGATAGTGTAATGGAACAATTAGGCAAACCTAAATCAAAATACTACGATTACATTGATAACAAACAATGTGATATACAAAGTATTATACATTGTATAAATCTTCAAGGCAAAGACCTTGTAGGTGTTGAGGTAGGTGTGTTCTTTGCTAAATCTTTTTGTACATTACTTCAAAATTGTCCTAATATAAAATTTCTTTATGGGATAGATAAGTACGAACCATATACAGATTATCTTGTTGAAAATTATGATATGAAAAATGTAGATGCTATCTATGATGAAAAACAAATAGAAAGTATTAAGTTAAGTGCCTATCACTCTATAAAATTTTCAGGTCATCAAAAGAAAGCACAGATTATATCT